AAAATGTTTTATATAATCCCAAGCTACATTCTTTGCTTGGCGATAGGTGGGCGCCATATAGGCATACCGGGGGTTAGACTTACCAGAAACTAATGCATCCCTTAATAAATGATTAATAGCCCATACAGTCTTGCCAAACCTACGATGACATACAACAACACCCCACCGCTTTACCTGCATCTCATTATGCAAAGACATCTGTAACGGCCTAGGCTCATACGGTATCTCGATATGCGTCACTGCTTCGTAACCTCTTTTTGATCTTCGTAAATCAATATACCATGTAACTCAAGGATAGCCTCGTACAGATCTAAAAGCAATACCGCACACTCTAACTGCTTAGACGCACTATCGCTACTCACAACGCCTCTCCGTAGCTCTGTTAAGTGACCAAGCATTGCATGCTGGTCAGGAGTTAAGTCAGAGTGCATAAGGCTCCCTGCTTCGCAGGTATTATACGTGTATAGAAACGGCGGCAAAAATGTCGGGGGGTGGGGGGGTGGTATGCATAAAATGCATGGCAAAACCCAATACGCATAATATACATTATGTTAACTATGCAATATTGTTTAATCATTACAACGACTTAGCTTTTGTAGGAGCTATGCAGTATTTGCAAACCACAAGATGTAGTGGTTGCCACCTGCAAGATCTACTTGTTTGCCTGTACATATTCAAACATTTGAATACTTGCATCTCACGCGCGTAGATCGGACGCTCAGGATGTCTCTCACACACACAACACAACATCATTTACCCATCATCGATCTTGTCGATCCCTCAGGTTTTAGCTGATCCATCATTGAATCAATCAACAGTTTTTGCTCATTTGTATAGTAACTATCATCCCATTGTTTAACAGCATAGCCACGAATGAATGCGTCTAATCTTGAGTATTCCATCCACTTATCAAAACTACGTTGTTCTCCATACTTAGTCTTTGCAATTTCATATGCTTGTTTATCTACTAATATTTGCTCAGGAGTTCTTGTTTGTTTTAACTTATTACGTAGGTTTGCAAAGTTACGGCTAACGTATGGTGCATTGTGTAGCATGTCACCAAGTATTGCGTTTTCTAGCTCTAGTCCTTGCATTGATTGATCAAACACTTCAATTAATACTTTACCTGTTGGACTATCTTCTGGGTGATAAAACTCTAACTTTCTTTGCCCAGCTGAACCTGACCCTCGTTTGTCCACTACTTCTATGTTTTCAAAGATAGGGTACTTAGCTTTAAGTCTTTGTTCAATTTCTTGGATACTATCGCTCATGTTACCTAATGCTTTACCATTGCATCTTGTTCTTCATCTTCCAGTGCATTGACTGCCACATCTCCACCCTGCCAGCTAATCGTAAATGCTTGTGATTGCGGTTGGTCTTCTTTCTTGTCACGTATACCAAACGGCTGGTTTCTTGCTGTTGTCCACTTGAGAGTATCTATCTCTAACCTACGTCTGTTTACCTCAGCATTAAGCTCACGAACGTCTAGACCTTCTGGTAGCGGCTCCATTGCTAGTTTGTTAATACGATCAGTAAACCATTCGCACTGAGCAATCCTACCGCGCCTGTAAAGCTCGTACATGTTGTCATCCCCGGCCACCGCTCTTGTTACTGCTCTGTACGTAGGCATACTGTCATCGTTTGTAATATCCACGAGTGTTTCGCCGTGAGCCAATCGATCAACAATCTTTTTCATAATGTCTATGGTAACTGTTCTGCTCTTGCCCATATGTTATTCCTTAAAAAAACGCCCTCGCCATGCAGACGACTTCTATGCCAGCCTGACCAGGCAAGGGCCAGTTAAACCAGATAAGCTGAGAACTAGAGCCCATCAGGAGAAGTATAGCAAAACTTTACGGCAGTAAAAAAACATACTTCTGTTTTTGTTATAACTTGATACCATGTACTTTGTCTAGCCACACTTCAAGTTTATGCACAATCTCTACCTGCTCCATTGGACTAGCCACTGCAATACTTTTAGAAACTTCTAAAAATTTATCGACAGACATCATAGGCCTGATCTTGCTAGTTACCTTCTGTATTCTCCAAGACAACGGATCTTCTTGCCTACGCTTCTTACCCATCTTGTACGCCGGTGACATCTTGGTCAATGTCTCCTGTAAGATCTTGTAGTTATTACTAGTTATATAGTTATTGTTAGTTTCTTTACAGTAACTGTTGTAGTTACTGGTAGTAATAACTTGTAAGTTATTATCTCGCCCTGGTGGGCTCGCGTTAGCGTACTTCTTCAGTGGCATTTGTCAATCCCCTTTTTTACTGCTTAGAATATGCTTCATTCTAAACGCTACTTTGCGTAGTTCTTTTTCCATTTCGGGTTCTATCATGCCAGAGAACAATGGGCGTCTATCTTTTGACTGCACTGCGTTGCCAGCTATTAGTGCAAACGTAGCATTTGTCGGACACAACTCAAAAGTAATATGCCCGACTTCTATGCGTTCTCGCGGCGCAGCTGGATGCCTACGCTTTGACTTTAGGCTATGCTTACTCATCACTATCATCTACTACAAAACCAAGCCCTTCACACTCCAAACACGTTGCCACTATCTCAACAAGTGAGCCGCCATTGACATAATCAATGACAGCCTTCTCTCCCATTACCTGACCGCTTGTATGGCAGTCAGGGCAACGCTTTGCAGGTTCATAGAACTTCTGTCCGTCTGGGCTAAAGAATACAAAGTTTGCTTCACTGCCTTTTATCTCTAAGCCACCGTATCTCATGCAGATCTCCACTTAATACATTTTTTACCCCACGGTGTTTCGCCACGCTCGCCGCTATCAACTATTTTATTATCGTTCTTTAGCTCTGATAACCTTGGGCGTACTGTAACTTCTGGTAAGTTTAACACCTCTGCTATTTCATGCGATGACATAGACAACGGCATCTTTTGCAACAACTGCAACACACGATCACGCGCTGTTAGTTTGCCTGGGTAGTTACTCCGTGCTGCCGCCCGGCTAGTATCTGTTTTTTGGTATCCAATACCGTCTTGTGTGTATGGCATATTAGTTCTCCTTCCAGCCAATCCATTCTAAGAATGCTTCATATGTTTCTATAGGTAGCACAACTAACGTGCGCCCCCGGTCTTTGCGAATAAACAGCATGTCGCTGCCATCTTGATCAAGGGCGTCATACAAATCCTGATACGCCCTAGCTCGCCTCTTACATTCTGCAAGCAACGCTTTCTCTGGTCCTATTATTAAGTCACCTGCAAACGAACCTTTGACACTTCCTGACAAGGGTATGCGTTCTGCCTCTACATTTCTTTCTCGATGCCAGTTTACTATCTCGCGCTCAAACGCTGCACCCTTATCTCTGCTCGCTTTGCCACCCATGCGTCACCTATAAAAGTCGTTAGGTGTAACAGCGCCCATCGTAGTTTCTTGTATAATTAACATATACTTAGCTGATGGTATCTTATAATCTTTATGATCTTTATCTAAGCACCAACGCCGCACGACAGTGCCATGCTTGGCATCTAATCTCTGCGCTAGCTGAGGGTAACTATAACCCTTTTCTTTGCGCCATTGTTCAAGCTTCATAAAATTTCTCCTTGCAAAAATTTATTGATAGCATATGTTCGTGACACAATATGTCAAGGGTATAGATATGGGATTGAAAAAAACAGGATGGGCCGACAGGTTCAATTATAAGCATCACAGTAATCCATCAACGCCAGATGCATGGACGTTTTTCGATAAAGCGTACCTACGTGTGCAACACAACAAGGCGTGGAAAATACTTACTGGTGAAGCACAGGGTGATGAACAAGAAGCGAGACAAATACTACGCGACTCCGGGCATTACAAAGATTGCTTAGGACTATCGCAGTATAAAGATAATCCAAACATGGTGTCTGGACGCGCTGCACAGGTGTATGCTGACCGGTTACTAGTCGATGATGCGTCACCGAATGAAGCTATGGGCGATGCAATAAATTTATTACAGGGTTACCAGGGCGGTCACTGGCGTGATGCAGACAAAGATAATCTTATTATCGCACATCGTGAGCGCATCTACTATGATGCTGAGGGTAAGCGTAGCAAGAAGGGTGACCTTGTGCAGTCAGAGTTCTTTTTAGTGTGTGAGAACGCAGCACAGGGCGTCAGAGAGGCTATGCAGGGCTCTAATAGAATAATAGGTGAGATAGATTTGTTTGGTCACATACCACACTGTCAGCTGCCATACTTTGGTAAGCCTGACTATGGCGAGGGGCGCGTAGAACTAAAGACGCAATGGGATCAAGCCGCTGATACAGATAGCCCTAGGGCAAACTCTTTGCCAAAGAAAATCAAAGCACCACATCTTATGCAGCTTGCCGGCTACTGGCACTTGTCTGGTATCATTCCAAAAATTGTGTATGCAAATAGACTTGGCTATGTAATACTAGAGCCTACGCTTGAAGAGCTAAACTTTGCTTTGGATAACATAGTGCAAGCCTGTAAACGTAGAGAAAAATTAATGCAGGTTGCAGATGATTTGCCAGAGTTACTATCTTTAACAGACCCACAGTTTGCTGAAAGTTTTGTATGGCGAGATCTCAACCCGGATATATTGGTGAAAGCTAAACAACTATTTGGGAGTAAGAAATGAAAGAATTAATAAATGCAATGTCTGAGGTTAATGACCTTAACAGATCGCACGGCGTTACTCAGCGCGGCGGTAAAAAATATACAGAGGTTTTTGTACGTGTGGAAGCTTTTCGTAAAGCGTTTGGTACTGACTTAGGTATTGATACTAATATAATTGTTGATGATGGGCAGCGTGTTGTTGTCCAGGCAAAGGTAATAGATAAGACCGGCGCTATTATTGGCTCAGGAATAGCTGAAGAGATCAGGGGCTCATCAAATGTCAATCGCACCTCTGCAATAGAAAACGGAGAAACAAGTGCAATCGGTAGGGCTCTAAGTTCATTAGGTTTACATGGCGGCAGCTATGCATCTAGCTTTGAAATAGATGTAGCTCAACACAATGACCAAGTTATTACGCAAAGACAAGAAGAG